ACGGGCGCTATATTTTAGATGTGCCCGGCGATGGGCCTGAACACATATATATCAAACAAATGGATATCTCACGCGAACAGCTTGACGAATTGACCAGTGTTGTTGAAGACACTGTTGAATACGCTTGCGACCAACAGATGCTGTCAGGCGAGCTCGCTTGGACAGTTATTGAATGCCTTGCTACAGCAAAGATTGCTGAGCTCAAAGGGGAGCTAGCAGCAGCTTGATTGAAACTGTAAAACTTGCAGACCTCTTCATGCACTTTGTAGAGCAGCTGCTTATTCAGCATGAAGCTGAAGACCCTTTGCGTGTCTATCAGTTGTTAGCTGATAGATGCCAAGCACAAGCAAACCGACTAGCGGCTGAAGACCCAGACCGCAATCGTTAACCACCTATGCGCCCTAGCGGGCGCTGTATTTCCTTATGCCCTTATGGGCTTGTTCACTTACATATCAACCACATGACCGTAACCACTGCTCCTACATCCAACGTTCTTGCTACCGAGCTCATCTCCGAGATGGCTGGTACTAGCTCCAGCGTTGACATGATGATTGGCATTGGCCTTAACAAAGAATCAGATGCTGTGTTCTTTCAGTATCTCGGTGATGAGCAGACACCATCTGCTTTGATGCTTCCCTCTGGTAAGCCACTCACCCGTCTCGCTAACGTCCGTCTTGTTGGACTGACTGTTGCTGATGACGTCGGTGCATTCAACTCGACCAAGCTCAACGTATACATCGAATCCACTGCAGGTCGGCAAGTCATGCTCACCTCAGGTCTCACCACACTGTGGTCTCAGTACCTCGTGTCTGGCTTGATGGCTTTGTTCAACGAGTTCGCTCTTGACCAGACGTTCACTCTTGACACCTGGAAAGGTACGTCACAGATGCGTCCATGCTTCTCTGCAATCCGCCAAGCGGGTAACAAGATGTCCTGTCAGATGCTGACTGACCAGCTCAAAGAAGCCAAGGCTGACCGTGACACTGCACGTTCACTCAAAATCATGCGTGACGCTGTAGAGATTATCCACAACTCCGTCACTGGCGGTTCTGTAGAGACTGTCTCTGTTACTGAACCAACCGTCACTGTTGAGGAAGCACTCGACTTTTGAATGGCTAGTAGAGCTGCTACTGAGTTGCACGCAGCACATCGGTATTTAACTGGTGTGCTGTTGCACTTAGCTATTGATTCCGAGCACATGACTGCTCGAAGACTCATTGAACTCATTGAGTATTTTCACAACAATCCAACTGAATACTTAGAACTTATCCATGCCACCGATTGAAAAGCTACCTGACTATGACGTCCTCGATGTCGTACTGCTGTGCCACGCAGCACTGGCCCAAGACTCACCAGAGTTTCCTACGGTCTATCTCAACCAGATACTCAACATCATGTTTGCTTATCTCACTATGGACCAGCGAAAGGAAGTCGAAGTCTACCTTGCTGAGAAGAAGTATCTCCCACCTTTGAAATTACACTTACCTAACACATGATTCGAGACTACGACGTAGTTTATATAGATAAAGAAGGTGACAAGCAAGACTTTGTAGTTACTTCTACTGACACACGAACAGCGATTAGCAACACAATCGAGCTCTGTCCTGATTGTCGTCGTGTTATTCGCTGTTCACCTAAACCCATGTTTGAAAATGACGATTGACCATCATGTAATTCTTACTGACAAAGAACAGTTAATAGCTGTTCAAGCTATTGATTTTTTCTATCGCTACTTCAAAGGCACCATTGAATCTGATGACTTTGAACAAGGGCGATTAGCTGCACGTGAATACGGGCACGAATCAATCAGTGACCTTGCCACAAAAATCGCTACTTCAAACTAATGTTCACCTAAACCTATGTTTGATGATTAATATTGAACACAAGCCTGGCTACCTTTATCTCTTACGAGATACTATGTTTGGTGGCTATAAAGTAGGCATAACAACCAGCCCTACTGCTCGCTTTAAAGCATTAGCTGTAGGAACCAAAACAGAAATTATCGGATACTGGCAACACGATAACTACCGTGAACTAGAGAAATACTTTCATAAGTTCTACGGAGAAGTGCGTGTGCCTCAATCTGAATATTTCAAACTATCTAAAGAGATGGTTCAAACCATTGTAAATCAGATGTATTCATCTGCTATTACGCAGTATTTAGCACCAGAAGTAAAATCAGAATTTGTCGGCAGTAGCTTTCGCTTTGTCGATACACCTCCTCATATCCAAGATGATTATGCAGGGTGGCGTTACTTCAGTTTGCTTGTGCTAACTGCTGCTGCAGTTTACTTACTAACTTCCTACTAATGTTCAAACTCAACACTGAAATGGAAGCAATCCCTGTGACTGCTCCCGAAATGCGTACTGTCTTCAATCCAAACACGATGGAAGAAGACGAGCACCTCGGTTACGAAGCCGAGATTCAATACAAACGTAAACCACCTGCTAACCGTTTGATTCTATGCAGTCGTTTAGACCAAGTAAATGTCGGTGACCCTGTCATGATTTCATATCATATGGGTATGAAGTGTTACCAACACGCACGACATTTAGTAATATCTAATAGCGACAACTGTATCGGTGGTTTTTATTACACCGACGGAACACCTGCTTAATCAATGATGAAAACTTACGAGCTTTATGTATTTACTCAAGAGTCTTGTGCCCCTTGCACACGTCTCAAAGACCACGTCAAAACTCTCACGGAAGCTGAGCAAGCTGAACTCCACTTTGTGCCTCTTAAGACGGCCTCAGGCGCTCGTACGGCGCTTGCAGAGGAGCTATCGGTGGAACTCACACCGACGCTCGTTGTCGTACATGAGGAAGTCTCTTGCCAACTCGATGCCGATGGCGACGAAGACTGCGACTATGTCGAGCAGTCAGTTGAAAGATTCGTTGGGGCTAATAGCATCATCGAACACCTGCCGGCAACGCTAGACGCTTACACATACGCACATCCTGAATGACAAAATATGTTTACGGAATTATCCATTCCGACGATCCTTCCATTGACCATCTGATTCCTGACCTTGCTGAACCTGATGCTGAATATGCATACGACAGGTATATGGATGATACCGAAGCAGACTGGTTAGAAGTTGTTACCCTAAATGAAGATGACTACTGGCGTGGTTGGTTCTACTACAACGATATGGATGACGGTGAAGATGCTGCGCCTTGTGAAGCAAATACACAAGAGCATTTAGATATGCACTGGGAATCTAATTGCGGAGGCGGTCACTATGACTGCTTGCGATATGAGCACGTTGTTAACGGACGAATTGTCACTACCCGCTTCTTTAAATCTGTAGGAATGCAGATGTGGGATGACCCAGTTGATATTACAACTCACCATCAATTTGAAAATAGACTTACAACTAATGACACAGAACGAGAGAGAAGAGCTTATATTTGATTTAGCTCAACACAGAGTTAAGCAGTTATCAGACGCAGGGATATTCGCTATGGCGGTAGACCAAATGTGCATGCTGCTTTCTCGTGAAACTGACGAGCAATTGCTCAAGGTATCACTGGGATATGAACCAAAAAAAGATAAGAGTAAATCTGGACAAGGATTTTAAATGGCTAAAGCTAATGTAATATCTGCTAAGGGACATATCCTTAGAGAAGATGGTAACGGATATTTCCGTGTTGAGTTACAAGACCCTGAAGGTCACATCTGTTTATGCCGTGCATCGGGTAAACTTATTACACGCAAGATTCAACTATTAGTTGGAGATAGCGTCACTGTAGAACTCAGTCCATATGACCTTGACCGAGGTCGCATCACACTAAGAGAAAAATAAATGTCACTACTAGAACAAGCACGAAAGTTTCGTGAAGTGTTTGGTCAAGAGATTCTTCCAAACATCTCTCGTTATGGTTTTATTAAGAAACAACTATGGGATATGCAGACTCGTCTCATTAAAGAAGAGGCTAGCGAGTTCCTAGTTGCTGCTGACGAATGCTTCGCTGACCCCGAAAACACTAAAGCCAGGGAAGAAGTCGTCAAAGAATTATCAGATCTTGTCTTTGTTTGTTATCAGTTTGCTGCTACTTATGGGATTGATTTAGATAAAGCAATGACCCTCGTCTTTGAATCTAATCTCAGTAAACTAGATGAACAAGGAAAGCCAATTTATAGAGCAGATGGCAAGGTTCTTAAAGGACCTAACTATGCGCCACCTGACCTAGCTGAATGCCTACCACGTCCACAACTTAACTACTACGATACAAATGGAAAATAATGTCATTGCCCGGACCGGACGAGTTCAAAACTGGATTGATGACCCGAGTTCACGATTGCCTGTCAGCTGCACAGTCTTCGTTGTTGAAGACAGTATGGAAGGACCCAACGGAATTGAAGCCAGCTGGCGATATGTCAGCCATGGTCTACGATTTGGAGCAGGAGTTGCAGTCCATCTCTCTAAGATTAGAAGCGCTGGCACTGATAACGGGAACGGACTCGTTGCGAGTGGCCCGTGCTCATTTGGAAAAATCTATAGCTGTCTTAACGAGCAGCTACGCAGAGGTGGTGTCTACAAAAACGGAGCAGTAGTTCTGCACCTTGACCTTAACCATCCTGACATTCTTGAGTTTGTCAATATGCCTAGGCAAGAAATCCCTTGGGCTAAACGTTGCGTCAACCTCTCACCTGTGATGTGGGATATGGCTATCCCTGCTGTCAAAGAAGCAATCCTCAAAGGCATTGCTCGTGGTGACATCTGGCTTGCCAAGATTCGCCGTGACCAGCACGGTGAGCGTATCTACGCCAACGTCTGCCTAGAAGTCTTCCTGCGTAGCCGTGGGACTTGTCTCTTGGAGCACATCAACTTAGGTGCTTGTACTCCTGAAGAGTTGCCTGGTGCATTCACTGCAGGCATGGCTGAACTGTGTGCTCTGCATCCAACAACTGGTGTTGAAAATACTGGTGAATATCTATCACAAGCAGAAGACCGTCAAGTAGGTCTCGGTATGCTTGGACTAGCGAACCTCCTTGCGCTGGAAGCAGTTACATACGAACAGTTTGGTGAAGCATTGACTGCTCATCTGTATCCTGAAGGTGATTACATTACGACTCCAGCTGCACGTAAGATAGTTACACAGCTTCAAGCAGGAATTGATGCAGCCAGTGAAGTAGCACGAGCCGCCAACATGGACCGTGCCTTTGCAATCGCACCAACTGCCTCTTGTAGTTATCGTTATACAGACCGAGCTGGCTATACTACGGCCCCCGAAATTGCACCGCCAATCGGGCGCACAGTAGATAGGGACAGCTCTACATTTGGTGTCGAAACATTTGACTACGGTAATGTTGAAACAGCTGAATCAGTTGGCTGGAACAGTTACAAACGTGTAGTCGATGGCATTATGGAAATGCTTAATCGCACCGGGCTAGCGCATGGCTACAGCTACAACTCTTGGAGCGATGTTGTTACTTACGACAACGACTTTGTAGAGAACTGGCTTGATTCACCGCAGACTTCGCTGTACTACAGCTTGCAAGTTATGCAAAACACTCAAGCAAAAGACGATGCGCTTGCTGCACTTGACGGTAACTTCGGTGAAATGTTCGGCTTTAATGACGACGACACCGATGATGACATTCTCAATGTCTTTAACGACCCTGCAGCCTGTGTTGGCTGCGCTGAATAAACCCTATAACTAATCCAATGAAAGCAGAAACTCCTTACATTCATCTTCACCAGCGCAAGCGTACTTGGACCCCAGTCGAAGTATCTGCTGGTCAGCTACTTAATGGTGGCGAAGAAGTCATTCAACGAGCACTAGCACTTCGTTGCCTTGAAATCCCAGTGGGTGACTTTATTAGCGATGCTATGAAAGGCGACCTACCTGATGTGAAAGGTTGCAAGGAGTTGCTTGCTTCTAACGTTGTTGATGAAGAGAACCATGATATTGCCCTTAACTATGCAGCTGCTGCACATGGAGTTTCCTCCCGGTTTGAGAAGGAAGCTGCACACATTTGCAAGACCTGGCTTGAGCTGGACCGTCATCCAGTTCTTAAAGCTGTTGTATTGGAAAGATCCGTCTTCTTTGTCTTGCTGCCAATCTTCCGATTCCTCGGAGACACAGGATTGCGCACCACAAGCGCAGACATCAGCCGGGACGAGCAGACACACGTAGCTGCTAACACTCTTGTGTGTGAAGCGCTTGGACTTAAGTCTGACAAAAAGCTCAATAGCCTTAGGAGAGCTACCGTTGCTTGGTGCCTTCAGTCCCTTCAAGGGGAATCAGAGCATAAGCATCTGTCGAGTAACTTCTGGCTAGCAAGTTCAGATTCGCTATACACCCGTGGCAAAGCAGAAGGTCTAGCTGAGACCCGTGCATCCCGTATGCCTGCGTTCTTCGAGACCGCTAATCAAAATCTACCCCAATATGCTTAAGAAAAAAGAACTATCAAAACGTTTATATAAGTCATACGAATTACATATTGCATCATTAGATACATCGTTGCTATATGATTTAACAGAAGAGTTATCAAGTGGTTGTATTATCAATCACTTGACTGCCGTGTCTGTTGATGAGCTTAAAACATATGTAAGGAAAACTTATATTCACTCTCATCCTCCTATGTATTTGATAAAACCAAGTGCAGTTTCAACTTCTGCAATCCCCACAAATTCTTGGAGTAACAAACTAATATCTATTTTTAAATGATTGAATTTACTAAAGAAGAAAAGTCACACATCCAAATCCTTGAACAAGAGCTTGACTTAGATAAGTTTGACGATAAAGGTCTGCCTACAGATGTACACATCGTTACTTATGAGTACGACAGCGTTACTAAATATGACGCTGTTCGTGCTTATACGATGGTAGATATCTTTGATGCCTATCACGATAAAGTCAAAGGTCACGGTAAGGTTGTTAAGATAGCTTCTGGCTATGGAAATGTACGACCTAACTTATACGGAAAGATTAAAAATGAAGAATGAATACGGAACTGTAGCTTACTATCAAGAGATGTTCGCTGATTTTATTGGCGATATACAACACGATAGTCCTGAGCTAGGTGATAATCTAGTTGAAGCGTTTAAATTAGCTATTGCTGAATGGCGCGAATATTATGCTGGTCAAGTCAATGAACTTGATAGAATTACTACCAAATTAAATGACTAAACAAGACTACATTGAAAAACTCGTTACTATTGTTAAGCAGAAAGCAGAACACTGTACTGTTAAACAACTACGAGTATTAATTAACTCTTATAAATAATGCACGACGCTAAACTTATCTGGGTCACACCAGATGCAGAGGCACTAATCGCTAAGATTGCCCGTGTCTCTAATCCTAAAAACGAAGATAACCCTAATAGCGAAAGGCTTCTACGTTATCTGATTAAACACAAGCACTGGTCACCATTTGAAATGGCGTCTATGTGCGTTGAGATTCACACTACACGTGCTATCTCTCCACAAATTCTGCGTCACCGTAGCTTCTCTTTCCAAGAGTTCAGCCAACGGTATGCAATTCCTACTGATACCTTTGCGACTGTGCTTCCAAAGCTCCGTCGTCAAGATGATGAGAACAGGCAAAACTCAATCGATGACCTGCCAAGTGAAACTTCTGAGTACTACGAAGACCGTATTGACAAACACTTCCGTGAAGGCGTTGAGCTGTACGAATCACTGCTGCACTCTGGTGTAGCTAAAGAATGTGCTCGTTCAGTCTTGCCTATTAACACTGTGACTCGGCTGTATATGTCAGGCACCATTCGCAGTTGGCTTCATTACGTTGACCTACGCGGTAACAACGGAACACAACGAGAGCATATGTCAATCGCTCGTAGTGTTGGTGAAATTCTTGATACTCAACTTCCAAATGTTGCTCGCGCAATGTGGGGTTGAGTGATTATATTAGAGGCTGACCAATGACTATAAATAATGAACTTTATTGCAGCAACCGTTGAACTACGAGACTTCGTTGCAGATCCAATCAACGCTTATGGGCTTGACTATTGCGGTGCTGATGCTGTTATCCCCTCTGGTAATAGTGCTGGAGAGGTCAAACTACGACTCCTCTGCTATAACCGACAAGGTCCAAAGCTTGACACCTTTAAAGGTTGGAAGCAAAGCACCCGTGCGTTGATTACTGGCAACCTTGTATTCAGTGATGACACCAGTCAGCCTATGGATTTAATTGTCACAACGATTGAACCTAATATTCCTCAAGATATGTTCTGTAACCAAGTTGTGCTTGGTAATGCATTCTTTGGTTCAGATGAAATCAAAGAGCGTAAGAACTCACAGATTGCCATTAAGATTGGCACCACACTAGATAATAGTGATGTAACTACTTGGTTATTTATGGAGACCCATGATTCGAGAAAAGGCAAACTTACTGAGCGCGTCCGCAAAGGGCGTCCTATCTGCGTCCAAGGATATCTGCGTGAGTATCGCAAAGAGGGTGATACTTCCCCTTATCGAGCAATCGTTGCGAACGACTTCACGACTAGAAAAGACCGTGAGCAAGGTAGCCGAAAAGCAGCGACAGGAGCTGCGAAAGGATACGCAGAAGTGGACCCAGTCCCAGACTACTGATGACTGTGAACCAGTCGGATTAACTGATTAACTGTACCCCAAATGGTCTCGTGCGAGGCCATTTTTAATGCCAAAAATTTTCAAGCCTTTCTTAACCGGGCAGGAATACTTGGCACCATCTCCTGCATGTGCTCATCGTATCTATAGTTTGCAGGTGCTTTTTTAGATTCTTTGATTGAAGGCCAGTTAGTTGTATCAACAGCAGCAATTAACTGTGCTACATCTAATGGTATTTCACCTGCTAATCTCATAACTATATAGCTCACATTTATCTATTCTATTACTTATATTTGTAGTGTCTAAATAATACTAATATGACGCTACAAGTTCTGCCTCCCGAAATGTTGGAGGCTCCTAAAGATAAAATTGAAACCAAAGAAGCACAACCTTACTGGAAACCTAGCTCACTTAAAGATGGAGAATCAGAAGAGTTCCGACTACTCGGTTGTTATGACACAGGTCATGCCATCGTCGGCTGGCAATACGCATCTGAAAAAGTCCGTGATAATGGTGAACTTGGTTTTGCTGGTTACGTCGTTACTCGCAGTCACCCTGGGCAACCGGATGACATCGCCCGAGAAACCGACTGGTCCAAACCCGACCGTCCCAAAATCGACGGCACCTTCGTTAAGCCACGGAGGTTCCTTGCTTGGGTAGCAACCAGCGCTGCCCGTGGTCGTTTAGAGGTACTATTCATTGAACAAAAATCACTACGAGAACAACTCACCGAGATTCTTCAAGAGATTGAAGACTACACTTGGACCGAAGATGGACTTGCTAATTTTTCGATTAAGATTAGCCGTAAGGGAGCCGGTCTGGAAACTTCATACAGCATCCTTCCAAAAGTCCGTAAAGTACCAGATAAGATTAAAGCGTCTTGGGACAAAGAGAAAGACACCATCTGGCTACCTAACTTCTTTGAAGGAAAAGACCCATTCGACGGTAAGCAAGTTGACGCTAAAGGTCTTCCAGCTGGTGGAACCGACAAACGCGGAGCCCACGTAACTCCTACTACTGCAAAGAAAAAAGTTGAAGAAAGTCAAGCCGAGTTCTAGTAACTACCGACCGCATCTTGTTGATGAAGATACCGATACTGTATATGTATCGGTTGATAGTTGGATGGGGTCAATCGCTGCACCTCATTGGGTTAAGAGACATTACCCTGGTTACAAATGTAAAAATGTCTCACCTCAAACACTAGAAGAACTAATTACAAAATGATTGAACTTACTGTTGCTAAAAATGAGCTTGGTTTATTCCAAGCAGATGCCACACTGACACTCCCTCCCATTACAGTCACTCGTTCTAAAGCTGACCGAGATGACTTGGAGTATGAACTACGCCGTGCCTTCGAAGAAATCGTAGGTGAAATTGCAACCAAACAACTTAAGGATGAATTCTAATGAGCAACATTAATACCGAAGGCTTGCCACCTGAAATGCAACAACGCATCGCAGACATTATCGAGAAAGCAAAACAAAATGCCGTTCCTGTTCAACCTACTGGGCTTATTCCTACTGTGCCTGGTGGCGTACCAACTCCTCCGGCTCCTATCCAACGCCCTCCCTCGTTGATGGATCACGTCATTGCATTGCGTCAAGAAGTTGACCAGCTTCGTCAACAAGTAGCTGCTGTTGGTCAAGTATCTGAAGCAGTGGGCAATGCAGTGGGGCAGATGTATGCGATGTTTCAACAGCAAACCACACCTACAGATACAGGCGCAACGTATAGCCAGAACTTCCAAGACCAGATGACTGACGAGGATTACTAATGTCTGACGAGAACCTTGGTCCTGTAGATAAGCCTTACCGTATACAGACGGCGCAGGGTTACCGAAAGTATCTCTGCTCTGGTCTGTATATGCCTTCTGTTACCACGGTTCTCTCAGCTACCGAGACAGAAAAATCTAAAGCAGGATTGAGAACCTGGCAAAAAAATAATCCTGGTGCCCTTGAAGCAGCATCGAAACGTGGCTCTGCTATCCACTTGGGTTGTGAAAACTACCTACGTGGCATGGACCCAGGTGTACCTGATGAGTATCAAGATTTCTGGAGTGGTCTTACACCTTATCTAGATTGGTTTGATACAATTCATTGGAGCGAACGTCCACTTCGCCCAGATTGGAATCACCTTCGTAGTGATGACAGAGAAGTTGCATATGTCTGGAGCACCGAGCATCTATATGCTGGTTGTCCTGACTTGATTGGAGAGATTGGTGGTGTAAAAATCATCGCTGACTTTAAGACAAGCAACGGTCCATACATGAACTGCTTCCCAGAGAAGGGTGACCGTATGGGCTTTGGTGGATTCAGGAAGTACCAAAAGTGTGCACAACAAATGGCGGCTTACCGCCTCGCATTAGCTGAACGTACTGGTTATAAATGTGACGTTGCTTTGATTATTGTCTCTACCCCAGAGATATCCCAAGGCATCTTTATTGATAGCGACCAGCTTGATAGATTTGAAGCGAAGTTCCTGACAAGATGTAAACAATTTCATTCGATAGGAGATGACGAAGAAGATACTGAAGATTGCAGTAAACAAGAACTGCAAGAACAAAGAGAACCCGCAGCTAGTAGCTAGGGGTTGGAAGAATGTCCTAGTAGATGTTGACTATCTACTGGGATGGGTTGCTAAAGGTTATGGGTGGTGCGCTACTCATTTCCTTGAGCGCTACCGCAATGCAGACAATGCAGCAGGTAGCAACCTTATTGTTATTGACATTGATGGTGATACAACACTCGATGCATTCTGGGCTACTCAGACTGCACGTGACTGGTGCTTAGCTACCTATACATCTGCAAGTCATAGCGATAAGGAGCATAGGTTCCGTGCTCTGTTTCCACTGGAGACTGATTTGGAATCTGCATCACAACACCGTGGTGCTTATTGGTTGATTGTCAATCGTTTGCTAGCAGACCTTGGACTTGAATCGCTTAAAGATAACTGCGGTCAAAAGCCTGAGCGCCTGTGGTACGGCAGTTCAGCTAGTACTAGCCGTCTTAATGATGGCGCGATGGTTCCCGCGTTCTTGTTGGCTGATATTGACTACGAAGAGCCTGCGGATTTCATACGTACTGATTGCGAAGACATTGATGTACGACGCTGTCAGTGGTTGCTACGTGAGTTTCTGGAGCCTACTAGCGACGATGAGTACGAGTCTTACTATGTGCCCGTCATGGCTGCCTGCGCTGGTGTAGGTGGCGTCTTATTTGATGACTGGGTTGACTGGGTTATCCGTGGTCATCATGGTCACAAAGAAGAAAACATTAGACCTTTTAAATGGAAAGGTCTCGGTAAGTATGCAGGTCATACTAAACTGTATTCGCTTGCAAAGAAGCAAGACGCTAATTGGACTAGACACCTACCACCTGAACTGAGGTTTGGTGCTGTAGGTGGAGCTGTCGGTTATACAGAAACAGACCCACTAATTAGTTTTGATGATGTCATTTCCAATGCTACAGGAGAAAACAATATGGAATTTGAACCGGAACCGTTACCTGACTCTAAAGAAGTCAAGCGTAGAGGTCGCCCGAAGAAAAGCTCTGAAGCTGCTGCTAAAGAGCGTGAAGATGATGTAGAGAAAGTCAAGGGTATCTTGACTGACCTACGCAAGAATGAGCTGACGGGTGCTATTGAATACACCGATGCTCAAGGTAAGACGGTTGCACTTCAAGGTAATGACCTTGACTTAATGACTACCAAGATGGCATGTGAGCACGGGATATTTATCCCAGAGCCTCGCATCAAGTCTGCTATTCAATATGCAGCGCAGAAGAATAGCTACTGTCCTATCCGTCGTTACCTTGACCACTGTGCTGCTCATGCAATCCCTCACAAAGATTGGGACCGTGTCGGTGAAGTATTCCTAGGTAACAAGCACAGCATTGCCACCCTTGCCATGCAACGCATGATGATTGGTGCAGTTGCCCGTGCTTATAACCCTGGCTGCTCTATGTCCTGGCTACCCATTCTTGTGGGTGCACAGGGCGTTGGTAAGTCAATGTTCAGTCGCAACCTAGTGCCTGACCTTCTGTTCTCAGAAGTCAGTACACCACTAGACACGCTGATGAAAGAGCAGTACAGGCTGCACGTTGCTTGGTTGCTAGAGCTACCTGAGATTGATAACTACTTCAACATTAGGAACATTGAGAACTTTAAGAACCTTGTGACTAGCAGAGTTGATGAAGTGCGTTATCCATATGCATCTCTGCCATCCAAACTGCCTCGTCGGTTTGTGATGATTGGTACTACCAATAGGAACCAGTTCCTTGTAGATAGCACAGGCAACAGACGCTTTGTACCACTAGAAATTGGTGGTGGATTTCAGATTCCTTGGAAGCAACTGTCTGAAGAGCGTGATTGCCTATGGGCATCTGCAGTAGCTGCATACCGTGGTGGTATGGGCTACGAGTTCAACAGTGGTGAGATTGCTGCTATCTCTGAGTACATCCAAGAGTTCGGTGACCCTGACCCCTGGATGGATAAAGTTGCTAGTTACGTAGCAATTCGGGAAGAAGTTACAGCTGCTGATGTTCTTACACATGCACTGGAACTTGACCCACGTAACCAAGGACGTAGAGAAGCACGTCGTATTGCAGATGTTCTACAGACGATGGGCTGGCGTCGTCTAGTTACCTCACGTAAAGACCCTGCTACTGGCAAGTCTAAGTCTGTGCGTGTATGGCAACGACCTAAAGATGACCCACTATCTGAAGACCATATCCTTAACGACTTCTAATGTACTGGACTTTTATTAATCACAATGATGGGGACGAGGTAACTATTGAAGCTGATGGCTTTGATGAAGCTTGTCACATCATGTTTGGAGATGATACTTATGACTATCATCTCTATGAGCTAAGTGAAAGCTCTGAGACTGAGCCGTAGCCTCACATAAATAACACTTTTTCACTACACTTTAACTACAAAGGTATAAATATATGCATTCAAAAGACATCAAAATTGGCTTGCGCGTTGACATTGAAGGTAGAACAGCACTAGTTGTTGGGCGTCCTGAGTACTACACACCTCGTGCCAAGCTTGTTCGTATCAAGTATGAGAATAGTACTCGTTATGAATACAAACTTAGCCATCAAATGCAGGCACTACCTACTGAACAGCAGTACCCAACTCATGGTGGTGTTCACGTAAAACCTGAAGGAGAATTCTAATGGCTGAAGCTCAACCCTCTAAACGGCGTGGTGGTCACGCATACGGTAGACGTATCTTGCAACTCTCTAACACAGCAGAAGAGGGTGAGCTTTGTCTATATACAGGTCACTCGTTAGGTAGATTCTCTACTCACAGCATGCGATACGACAGTCACCAAGCGTGTACGCGTTGTGTTGCATCTGCTCGTGAAGGTCGTATGTCATTTGACATTGACCGTCTGCTTAAGAAGCACAGGAAACGTGCTCTTAAGTTCTGGTCTCAAGTAGATATGGGTGCTCCTGATGACTGCTGGGATTGGAATGGTTGTATCAACAAGCGCACCAAGCAACCACAGTTCTCTTGGAGGCGGCACGGCATTGCTAGTTCGACTCAACATCACCCACAACGTGTTGCTATGTGGTTCACTTGGGGTGATTTAGGCTATACAGGAGTCAAAACTACTTGCGGCAATAAGTATTGCTGTAATCCGTTTCACCTTATTCCACAGAACGTTGGTGTCTTTGTTGACCACGACAGCTATCTTGAAAGCTTTGAGGTTGCTTGTGAACTACACACACTCAAGCAACAGATTGCTGAGTACGTTCTAGAAGAAGCACTCAAAGAACAAGAGAAGTTAGATGCAACCGAGCAGCTCAATGCACGTGAAGACCTGATGCTCAATCCTGATACAGGGTTTGGCGATAGGTTTGAAGCAGTTATTACTGACATGCTTGCAGGTAGGCATCCATCTCAATTCAATACTGAACTGGAAGGTTTACATCGAGCTCCAACAGATAACGATGAAAACCCCACGGAAGAATTTTAAATTACTTAACCTTATACAAGAGTCATTCCATTATGTCTAGACGTACTGACCTACTACAAAATCTTCTCCAATCAGATAAGTTTGGCGATGAGAAATCACAAGAGCAAAAGTTCTTGGCAGCTACTGCTGAACTCATCCTTACCGACCTTATCAACATTGCAATGAAAGGTGTAGAAGCACAAGGTGCTGGCTCTCTTGTTATCAATCTCATGAACGACTCGACGACTTTTATGTCTGGCAGTTCTATTGAAGCTGATATTCACACTGCCGAAAGCGAAGAGGATGCTGACATCCTTGAGTTCCTACGTGGTTTGATACAAGAGATTGATGAAAATGATTGGTCTAAAAATGTATTAATTACCTTGATTAGTGATGCTGGAACAAGAACATTTGCTGTCGAAGCAGGAGGGAGCCAAGAGAGCTTCCAGTCGCTCGCAGCAGAATTTATCTGACAAACTCAAAGCGTCTGGGTTAAAGCTCCCTCTCTATCCAACGCCACAGCTCATTGAGCGTGCGCGTGAAGTGATGGGAAGCATTGACTTTGACCCAACCTCTGACCCTGTACAGCAGGTTTTAGTTGATGCTACGTCTGTTCCATCACTAGAAAGTAATCCACTTAACGAGCACTGGCATGGGAACGTATGGGTTGCACCTAAGGGTGCTGTACGTAACTCACGTATCTGGTTAAACAAAACTATTAACGAGTATCGCAATGGCTACATCAATAGCTTTGTGTTCTTTACCAGTGCATCTGAAATCATTAGAGCTACACCAGTCATCTGGGACTACCCAGTCTGCATCCCCTTCCGTAGGGTTAAGCAGCTGAGAGCTACCTCAACTGGCTTTGAGCCTGTGTGTCCATCCACTTGGAACGTACTTGTCTATGGTCCACCACTCGATGCCATGATGAATGACATTGATAAGGTGACACTATTCCACAACACCTTCCGTGATGTAGGACGCATCATTTACAATGAGTTTGCAGGTGACAGCTGGTCTAAAGACCTAGAGTACTTCGAAGAAAACAAGGGGAATATCTAATGAGTAAGCATATATCTCCTGGTTTTATGTACGAGTTTCCTTCAGGTCTGACTGTTCATCCCTGCAGATTAATTCAACGTGATGGAACATTGATGTGGAAGCACGCTTTGCTTTATCACGGTGACCTTAATCTTCCTGCTACAGAAGCACACGAACAACACATAGTAAAAACTGCTCAGCGCCTAGAGGAACTGAACAGTTGGGTATCTAAAGACTTGGAACCATGGAATGGCATTCAAGTTCTTGCTTGGTATGCTCCTCAAAATGAAGAGCTGTCTGAAGGTATTGGTGTTTATTTTAAGCACGCTCAGTATAAAACTAATGAGATATTTGATACCTTAACATCACATATCCAGAGTCATGAGACCCTGGATGCTACTGATAGATACTTATATTTCAAGCGCTGTTGATAGCGCCCTAACGGGCGCTTTATTATGATAGCGAATCTATTAGGCGGTTTAAATACCAACGAGCTTTCTCTGCGTCTTGCTTAGGGTCATCCTTAAGCCACATCCGCAGTAGATACTTTAGTGCTTGTGCTTGAAGCATGCCTTCCTTAGGCGTAGGTGCATCTTGAATAGCTTCTTCGATAATGTCAATTGCTTCCTGTGCACCACGTGTGTAATGAGCAGGGCTATTTACTTTATCCGATTGCTTGTACTTACTAAAGCTGATCACATCTTCACCGCCTAAATGAAACGGTACAGACTGTGCCGCATTTACAAAATCGATTGTGTCGTAATCAATCTTTCCGCACCATGACTCGAACTTATCATTGTTCTTGAGAAAATCTTCGTAGTCCATATGTAGTCGCATCTATATGTTTCACTACCTAATATAGGAGTGAAAGTACTATTTTGTGGATATGAGTGCACCTTTAGGAGACCCTACTTACATTAAGAATAAAGAGAAATACTTTATGTCTATTGCTAAGACTGTTGGTCTAGCATCAACGCATCCTAAGTCTCCTGGCGGATGCATTCTTGTACGTGACCGTGAGATTATTGGTGACGGTAGGTCTATACTTGCTGCATGCAAAGTTGAAATTGATTGTCTGACATATGCCATTGCTACAACATCCAAACGAGGCACACCTACTGCAGGTGCTGTCGTCTACACAACCCGTTATCCATTCTCTGCTTCAGTCTTCCAGTGCTACCTCATGGGTATCAAAAAGATTGTTGTCCTTGCACATGAATGGGAACCGTATTACAAAGATGAGTTCCGTAGGGCTGCACGCCTTGGACGCGAACTAAACATCGCAATTGAGCCCCTCTTTGATGAGGAAGACCCACGCTTTGGGGTTAACAAAGCACCTAAACGCAAACTTGAAAAAGAACTTTTCGACGCATCTAACTTTGTCGTCGATGAGTATGACCCAAAAACTATTACTGAAAATCTAGATGACTACAAACCTCCTGTTTGACCTTGAATCCACTGGCCTCCTGCGTCGTGGTTCCACAATCCATTGCATTGTCATGCGTGACATGAACAGTGCTGACGAACCTATTGTCTTTGACTACAAGCCTGAGCGTGCTGTCGTGCAAGGCGTCAAGCAACTTGAAAAAGCTGACGCTCTTATCGGTCACAACATAGCTGGCTATGACATTCCACTACTCAAAGAACAGTTCCCTGACTTTGATTTCCAAGGCGAAGTACAAGACACTCTTGTTATGTCTCGCCTCTACTATCCCAACATCAGTGACCGCGATTATGAGCGTCGTCCTGAGGGTATGCCCCAGCGTTTGTATGGACGTCACTCTCTCGAAGCATGGGGCTATCGCTTAAAGTGTTTCAAGGGAGACTTTGCTAAGAATGAAAGCAATGACTGGAGTACTTACACTCCAGAGATGCTTGATTACTGCATTCAAGATACCCAAGTGACGCTTCGCTTATACGAACTACTACAACGACGAATGGAAACTTATGCCTGATTACATCAAACTCGAAATGGATATGGCCATGTTGATGGCCCAGCAAGAAGCATCAGGGTTTCGCTTTGATATGGATGCTGCTGTACGCGTACGTTCACAGCTCCAAGATGAGTTTGATTCTATTACTGAGGCTATCTCTAAAATCTATCTGTACGTACCGGGTAAAGTGTTTACTCCCAAGCGTGCAGATAAGAAGCGTGGCTATGTAGCAGGTGCTCCTATGACACGCCTGACTGACTTCAATCCAACGTCACGTCAGAACATAGCGTGGGCACTGCAGACCTTCCGTGGTGCTCGTTTTACACGGGTTACAGAGACTGGTAAACCCAAGGTCGATGAAGCAACACTCTCAGAAGTGAAAGACGTTGCGTTGTCTGCTGGTAACCAGCAACTGCATGACGAGTGTGAGATGTTTATCCGTTTGTTGACGCTGCAGAAGTGGCTTGGTCAGCTGTCGGAGGGAACCAACTCTTGGTTCAACTCTATTGAGGGCGACGGCTGTATCCACCACAGCTGCACACTGTCAACACAAACTGGGCGAAATGCTCACCGTGGTCCCAACTTGGGCCAGGTCGTATCTGCACCATGGGCACGGGAACTATTTGTTCCTCACCCTGGTCATGTCATGGTTGGCGCTGACCTTGAAGGACTGGAATTAAGACTGCTCGGGCACTACCTAGCAGCCTTTGATGAAGGAGCCTTCGCTGAGGTTGTCGTCAACGGCGACATTCATCAGCAGAACGCTGACCGTGTGGGATGTACACGCACACAGGTCAAGACCCTCACGTATGCGTTCATATATGGTGCCGGTGACGTGAAGCTGGGACATAGTCTCAGTCCTGAGCTGTCAGATGCACAGAAGAAAACACTTGGCGGTGAGTTACGCCGCAAATTCCTTGACGCTATCCCTGGATTGGAGCCATTAGTAGATGCAGTTAAACTCAAAGTTCGCTCAACTGGTCGCCTTAGGGGCCTTGATGGGCGTCCTATATTCTGTCGTGCTGAGCACAGTAGTCCCAACTTCTTACTTCAGTCTGCCGGAGCAATCATCTCCAAGCGATGGGTGGTAATCGGGCAGCAGATGATTGATGATGCAGGTCTCACATATGACCGTGACTACACTCGCTGCGCTTACGTGCACGATGAAGTTCAGATGTCTGTCGTCCCTGCTGAAGTTGACCGTATGAAGATGCTGTTAGAAGCAGCAGCACCTGAAGCTGGTAAGTACTACAACCTGCGTGTACCTATTGGTGCATGCGCTGACCATGGAGATAACTGGGCAGCTACTCACTAGGCGTAGCGAACCATTAGTCCAGGGTTCTCTTCTTGCATAGCCATAAGGTCTTCTTTAGTAAGACCTTCATTGCCCCCGCCCATCATGTTTCCCAGTCCCATGCCTCCTAATCCACCAACGCCTAAAGCACCCGCAGCAAGCAGACCTGCTTCTGTTAATCCATCATCCATCAAGAATCCTTTGGTGCTTAAGATGTCGTCGTACTTTTTCTGCACGTCGTATCCCAAAATCTCATTCACATACTGTTGATTTAAATCTTGAGCAGCAGCTTCAGGCGCTGATACAGGACGTGCTGTTCTAGATGTGCCTCCAGAAGAAGAAACTAATCCCTTCTGTTTTGCCATTGCTTGGAATCTGCGAGGATCCATCTGCTTTGCAGCTGGTTTACCCATAGCTGCTAGTTTCTTGGGATCCAACAACGAAGTTAGGGCTCTAATTCTAGACATTAATTTATTCAAGCTATCTTTCTATTATGACACTAATGCCACTAGATATAATCTAGTTATGAATGAACAGACAGTCACACTAAAGATGAATGAGCGTACAGTTCGTGCGCTTTCGTGGGCTGTCGATTACTCCCTTGCTACTTGGAGTGGAGCAGGAGAAGTAGACCAAGAGATGCTCCTGGCACTCAAGCCCTGCCTTCACGGTTGTGTGCTTGAGTTTGTATTTGACCTAGATAGTTCGCCGTAAACTATCTCCTCTAGCTACAATATAAATACGTTCATCTCAACATATAGTTGAGACGCAAGTACTCTACGAATGAGAGGAAGGAACGGGAAACTACACCTCACTATGGAGTTTCCAATGACCCAAATTCAAGCCCGTGCTGTCGAAAATGCTCGTAAAGAGTACCGTCGTGCACAGAACGAACTACGTGTTCACCGTCTTTCTGAGACCCGCTACCGTGGTATTCCCACAGTTTCATCTACTACCCCAGTAGAGCGTCACGGTTGTTTTACTTATCGCGGCGTTAGTTACTGCAACTAATTGACAATTAAGTTTGTGTCCCCTCACCTAACGGTGGGGGTCTTTTTTTGTTTTTCAATAACATATAATATTGAGAGCGATGAGTATTAATCGCTATACATACGTATTACTTTTATTATGAAATCTATTATTGCTGTTGCAGCTCTGTCTGCTTTGTCTGCTCCTGCTTTCGCTGGTCCCTACGCCAACATTGAGAACAATGCAGGATGGGTTGGTAACGACTTCACTGCCGCTGTGACTGAAGTCCACGCTGGTTACGAATTCGAAGCTAGCGAAACTGTTAGCCTATATGTACAAGCAGGTCCTGCCTTTATCTCTGTTGAAGATGAAGACTTGGAAACTGAAGTGTCCGGTAAATTTGGTGTCGTTGCCGATGTCTCAGAATCCTTCGAACTCTACGGAGAAGTCGCCTTCCTCACGGAAGATCAGGAATTTGACGTGGATACCCTTACACTGGGTACCAAGATTGGTGCCACCTACCGCTTCTGATAAATAACAACTGTTCCCCCTCTAACGAGGGGGTATTTTTTTGTCTTCTTTTAGCTGTAGATATCTTTGTAGATGTTATCCATATCTGGTCTAAAGCCTTCGCTCTTGCGCTTGTTAGCACCAATCTCTCTGTTGCGTTCAATCTGTGCACCTAAGCCAACGCCCATACCACCTGTGCCTGGTGTCTGTGGAGTAGATGCTTGTGGACGCTTAGCTTCATAAGCACGGTTGCCACGGTATGCCTTCACCCGCTTCACTGCTGATGCACGCTCACCATAAGCACCACTGCCGTTGTAGTCGCTCTTGTCTTGGTCGCTAAGCCTGCGCCTATCAACGGGTCCATTCTTGACACCAAACTTCTGCACGGCACTACCTTCGTTATGTATCTATTGTACTGAAGTAATCCTCTCTAGGTATTACGTTGCCGTCACAGATGAGTTTGTCTAAGTAATCTTTATCGCATTGCTCCAGGTCTATATAGTTGTCATAGAGCCACTGCCATGCACTGTGCCATTCATCTAGTGATTCAGACGGTGTACTGCCAAACGCAATGCGCTTAGCTTCTTTGACGTTCACAGACCTACTTCTTGGTTGAGCTTTTGCACTGCCTTCGCTACAGGCATCAAAGTTGCCATTAATTTCTTAGGTGTCTCTGTTTCAAGCAACGTAATCTTACTTTCAAGCTCAGTAATTTTTGCGTCTTTCTCTTTTGTTTTATAGTCGGTGAACTTCATACCAAGCAGTAGCGCTAGTACGGGTCCAACAATATACTCTAATGCCATATCTATTTGTTAGCTAGCGATAGTCTAGCCTAAATTATCCAATCATAAGACCATCATCATCGAGGTCTTCGTTCTCATAACTTTCGTCATCAATGTCAGTAGGCATCGGGTCATCTGACATCATTAGAAGGTCCATAAAAGTTTCTTCACTAATAATTTCAGGTAGCCCATTCTGCTGCTCGTCAATCTTAAACATGATGCCGTTAGACATTAGTGTCTGCTGCACTCCGTTCTTCTGCTCCATACGTGACTTAAGCAGCCGCAAGCAGGTCTTCTCCAATGCTGGGCGGCTCATCCGATTTACTTCGTACCTCGCACGGGTCAAAGCAAACCGTTGTTCTATCGATAGTGCTGCGTTCATCTAATTCTTCCTCAAATCTTTTGTTTGAAATCCATTCTTCGATTAATTCTTTAGCGGTCTCGTTATAGAAAGACTGCTGTTTAAACCATATTAGCCAAGGTTGAGAGCCTTTGGAGTGATTACACTCAAGGCAGCAGGGCAAAAGGTTGCTACGTAAACTGTTGCCACCTTTTGACTTTGGTTTTATGTGGTCCAGTGTGGTGGCACGATTGCATCTGCAATAACTACAGAGCCCTCCCCATCCATACTTAATTGACTTTTTAAATCTGCGCTTGGCTACTTGTTTAGATAAACAAGAGAGGTCGAACATTAGGTCCTTCCAGTCTTCAGCAATTCCCATAGTTGTTATTAGGCAACTGCTTT